AAAGTGTCCATAGAATAGAGAGAACCTTTCTCGTAGCTTTTAATTATGGCTTTTGCTACCGTCTTCTCTAACATCGTTGCTTCTTCGTTCTTCAGCACCTCTTTAATGTTCTTTTCGTCCATCGCCATGATGGCTTGAATAGAATCGTTGACCTCACTTAAAGAGTAGCCGTTCTCCTTCATCAAAGTAGTGAACTTCTTTGGTCTACCATAAGGGTTGTTTGTCTCCCCTTTTTCGGGTACTTTTAATGTGCCTCCATTTCTGCCTGGTATCTCTTTCATTACTTTGAACTTACTTTGTTTTAAAGATGTAAATCAATTTTATTATCCCAAATTATTTCATGCACTCGCTCTCTAACTTTAGAGTAAGTCTCAATCACTTCTTCGGTATCGCTCTCGTTGTATCTGGTCTTGGTTCTCAAATAGTCTTCTATTTCGGTAAGTGCCAAGTACATTTGTCTTGCCTGTTGGAAGATTTCTAACTCGGTTCTATCTTCATCGTTGAATTGGTAGTTTACTTGCATTCGTTCATTTTTACTTTGTGTACTACTTTTAGCATTTCTTTATGCTGTTTTTTATCTCCGAAGTCTATGTGGCATTGTCTGCATAGTGCCATTAGGTTTTCGATGTTATCTGCGTGTTTAGAGCCGCCCATGCCTCGTGCTTCAATGTGATGAATATCTTGAGCCTTAAGACCGCACATTTCACAAGGTATAAAATCTGATGTATCATAACCGAAATATTTAAGATACGTCTTTGTATGATTCCTCATAGATCTTTATCAGTTGGTCTATTGAATAAGTCTCTGCTCCTTTTTTATAAATCTCTTTGCCTCTTACGATGTCGAAGAGAATGTAGTTAGCGTGTAACCACTTTACAAATTTACCTATTTCTTTAGGAGGAGTGACCATTTAGTGGGCTTTTCTATTTCTTTGTGTAATGTATATCCAAATTTACTAAAAAATTCAATCCAATGTGCTTTAGGCTTAATATTTATATGTCCCCAGTCTTCATCAAACTTTGTGTAAAACGGTGTAGAACTAAAGTGCAAATAATTGCATTCAAGCCTTGCAAAGAAAGGTATTAGCTTTTCATCTGTGATGTGTTCAGCAACTTCAATGCAAGAGACTAAATCACCTTTGATGACCATAGTGGTGAAGTCACCCAAATGGTATGAGTCTGCTACATTTCTTTCGTGTGCGTACTCAAAGTGGTGAGGGTTAAGGTCGTAGTAAGTTACCTTTTTACCTGCTGCTTTCATCTGCTGACAATAAGCACCTACTCCACCTCCTAAATCGGTGAATGAACTAAATTTTATTTCCCTTGTTATTAGTTCTGTAGTTTCCTTATAGAGATTGATGAATGACGGATTATCTAAATGGATTCCGTTACGCATTTCCCAATCGAAGCATTGGATATCTGACCAATTGCCTCCGAAACTATTTACGCCTTCTTCTTTTTGGTTGTTCATCTGTTGCTATTGTTGCTGCTTCAAGTTCTCTTTCTTTTTCCATTAGTTCGGCATGGTGTGCGTTTGCTCTTACTATGAGTGAGTACAAGGACTCAACAAAACAATTAGAACAAGTTGGCATCGGTCTACCCATCTCTTTAAAATAGATGTCTCTGATTTTCACGTTGTCTTCAGGAGCGACTCTGAATACTCCAGATGCTTTCCACTTTAGAAAGTTCTGGTATACATCACCTGTAATGTACAAAATCTCTTCTTTGGTCATATGTATTTATTTAATAAAGTTGCTGTTGTTGCTGCTGCGAAAGCAAAAGGAATTCCAATGATCGAGTGATACCAAAATAAGGTAATCCAAAAAGCCATACACAGCTCACAAGAAAAAGGCTTCGGATATTTGTACCCAAACTCTCTAACAAAAATCAAACTCATCGATGCTATCCCCAAAATCGTTAACAAGTCTTGCATTTATTTCTTTTTTAATTGTGTTGATTACCCTTAAGATTTCTTGTCTGCTTATGTCCGTTGCTCTGCTTATGCTCCTGGCACTTCGTGGTTTAATCTCTTTAGTTTTGTCTCCTTCAGCGTATAACGTCCAAATCTTCTGCTCATACCAATCTCGTGACTCTACAACCTCTTCAATAGCTAAATGAAGCATCTCACGGTAATGGCTGTCAAAGGTAGTTATCTCTTCTACTTCTACTATGTCGTATAAACCAATCGGTGCAAGGTAGTTCTTTTGAAAGTTAGTGCGTTTGCCGTAGAATTGATTTAAGCCTATCCTAATGATGAAGCCTTCCCAGTAACCGCTCGTGTACTTTTCTTCAATCCACTTGTCATCTTTCTCGCATAGGATTAAAAAAAGTTCTTGGTATAAATCAGAGGCTAACTCTCCTGCTATCTTTTGACAGAAATCCCTTACCCACTTTTGAGTCGTTAAGTCTTTTATGATTTCCGCCTTTCTGATACATCAAAGTTAACCCCTATAATTTCACAAGTTTTAAAGATATTTTAAACAATACGTTCACTATCATCTATTGAATAAAGAGTCCATCCTTGCTTACTATACTTTTTGTAGTAGTACATCAACTCCTCGTCTGTGTTAAGACAAATATGGATTGATTCGTAAGACCTCCTCATTGTAATTGTTAGGAATCTCATGGAGTTGCTTTTCTATCTCTTTAAATAGTTTCATCTCGTATTTGCTGCCAATGTGAATAAGGTCACCTATCATATTTCTACCGTGAATTACGGTGCTGTGGTCACGATTTATGTACAACCCTATTTTTACCGTTGCCTCTTTCATGTGTACGTTGGCAAAGTAACAGAAAAATGAACGTGCAAGTACATACTCTTGCCTCCTGCATCTCGAGAAGAATTCTTGCGGTAAGACGTTAATTACATCGCAAACTATCCTCATAAGGTTGTCAAGGCTCTTATGCTCAATCTTGACTATCTTTTTAGGGTTAATGATCATGTTTCGGAGAGTTTCAATCTCATTGTCTTTCTTTGCTAACAAAGCCTCGTATCTCGCTTTCATTCGAGCGTGTTGGGCTTTTAGTGTGATTAGGTCTGCTTGGTAGTTCATATTGTTTCTATAATTTTAAAAAGTTCTAATGCTACTTGTGGTACTATGGCATTTCCGTATCCTTTGATTGATTCTGCTCTCCACTTTGAAAAGGTAATTCCGTCCAATTTGCTGGGAAGCCCATCATCTCCGCCACAAATCGGGGATTGAATTGGGAATTGCTCCCACCTGCTACCGCAATACTTAATTCGTTTATCTTGTGTTGTTGGCTTGGACTGTTTTCTTTTTGTTTTGCATCCTGACAAGTTGGTGTTGGTAGCATTCCCCTCTGATAAATAAACCCCGTCTGTACTTCCTGTGCTAATGTTCCCGAATTCCCGAACTTCTGTTCCTTTTTCGTTAGATTCTCCGTGTATGCATCCGCTGAACATGGAGTTTTTAAAAGCAACAAACCAACATCTGTCCCTTCTGTGCGGAGCGTTTTTGGATGCAGCTGGAATAATATACGGTTGAACTTCGTACCCTTCATTTTCCAAGTCAAGGCACACCTGCTCGAATACCAATCCGCCATCAATATTCGTGATACCAAATACATTTTCAGCGATGACGAATTTGGGCTTAATTTCTTGAATTGCTCGAAGCATCTCTCCCCATAAGTAGCGTTCATCATCCGTCCCTTTTCTTTTTCCAGCGGTGCTGAATGGTTGGCATAGTTACGGGAAGCCACCTGTGAGGATGATGTCATCGTTCCTCCAGTGGCTTCCGTGTCTCCTTGTAAGTTCAGTGTTAATTGTGTCATAAGTTAAAGTTGTTATATCTCTATGGTGATAGGCATCAGGGAAATGATGTGAAAGTATTTTGTGTGGAAATTCGTTAATTTCACAACTAACATAATTCTTCCATCCCATCCACTCGGCAGCCAAATCAAAGCCACCTATACCGCTGAATAAACTAAAATGTATCATTTTGTATATTGATTATTGCCAGTTGAATATTTTCTTGCGTGTTCGGAATGTTCTATTAATTCCAAATTTTCAATTCTGTTATCTGACTTATTTCGGTTAATATGATGTATATCAAATCCTATTGGGATCACCCCTTTTTCTTTTTGGTAAACATATCTGTGCATTAACTCCCTATCACCTGTTGTTTTCTCATAATAACCGTGACCACGCAATGTAAATTTATGACCATCATAAAACTGATATGGTTGAAAATTAGGTGATCGTAACTTAAAGCTTCTTCGTTTAAATGCTTTAAATAAACCTTGCCTTGTTACTCCTATCTTTTTACCTACCTGTTCTAATGACAAACCATCTAAATACATTTGATACGCATTTTGATATTTTTCATTTTTCATACTTTCAAATATATAACAAATAGTTTACAAATGCAATCTTTTATATTATCTGCTCCTTATAACGTGTGTATTTCCCTTCAAAGGTCATCGGTACTGCTACGCATTGCCCATGTCTGTTCTTCCCAATAATTAACTCTGCGTCTAATTCTATCTCTGGCTTTTCGTCAGCGTAGTAAGCAGGTCTAAACGGGAAAAGTACAATATCGCTGTCTTGCTCTATCTGACCGCTCTCTCTTAAGTCTGAAAGCATTGGTCTTTTGTCTGCTCTCTTTTCAGTCTCTCGTGAAAGCTGTGCAAGTGCAACCAAAGTAATTCCTAACTCTTTCGCCAATAGTTTAAGTGTTCTGCTAATGTGTGCAATCTCTTGCTCTCTTACTTTTTGATGGCTTTTAATTAACTGCATATAATCAATGAAAACAATGTCAAGACCATGTTTAGCCTTGTGTAGTTTAATCTTCGCTACAATGTCGTTAATGTCGCTATTACTACCATCGTCAAGAAAGAAGTCCATATTCATTCCGTAGAGTCTATCGGTGATTTCTTTTAGATCC